TAATATCAATTCTCCTATATCATCCGCCATCTTTTTAGAGGATGTTGTAAAGCATCTTCTATCTCTAAATTTCCCATTTTTCCAAGCCCTGCTTTTTTCAATCCATCCATCGCCCAAACAAAAAGCAGTCAAAAAGATATCAATATATTCTTTACTCAATTCTTTAATTTCTTCTGGAATATATTTCTGATAAGATTTTCCAAATGGTTTTAAATATTCCCAAATATCTTTATTGTAAAAATTAAATCCATTCTTATGTTGTTTTATTTTCCCTATTTTCATATTCAACAAACATTGATATATTTTTGTATAATTATCAGGATTATATTTTTTATCTTGACTTATTGTTACTGCATATTTTCTGCTGAGAGAACCTTCACTTAAATAATATCCCATAAATTCACAAAACAAAGGTACAGAAAATTTGTATTTCCCAACCCTAATATATTTTCTATTTTTACCTTTCCATTCAGAAGAACGATATAAACGATTTTTACTGGTATATATATTACGAGAGGTAATAAAAGATAATTGCTTAAAATATTCTTTAGCTGATAATTTTTGTAATTTATTATTGCCTTTATTAAAACCTATCATTTCATGGTCAGGAGTTACCAACATATCTAATGAACGATTGTAAAAACGGAGCATTTTTCCTTTGTATGGATATTCTATTTTCCTGACAATGGGATAATATTCAAGGTTTTTTGAATTAGGATTAAGACTTAATATTAAATCATTACCTTGTAAGTCCCTAAAATATTTCCACCCATTATTTGTATATACTTCCGTATCACTTGAATAACAGCCGACATGCCAGCCGGTAAAAACAAAACCTTTAGGGTAACGGCCATATAATGAATCGCAAAGATCATAAATCGGATGTGCTGCTGATAAATGCACCTCAACTCCAACAATAAAATCAAGCTGCTGCCGTCTGTGATAATCGCTTAACCTGTATGCCACGTTGGTTTCATTTCTGGTTAGCCTTAAAGCATTCCTGTATGAGCTTCTATAGATGCCTGCCCCTGGATGATAACCCCTTGCTGCCTTACTCAGTACAAGCTTTCCGTCCTGCCTTACCCGTCTAAACAGCTTATCCGGTTCATTTAAATATTTTCTGATGTCTCTTGCAATATCTGCTGCAGGTTTGCCTGTAGATATTCCGGATGATAAATATAACTCTATCTGGTCTCTTGCACCGTTTACCAGCCTCCAAACCCTTTCACTGATTGTAAAACCTGCTTCAACTCTTTTTAAAAATGCGTCCAGTGCTGCCTCGTTTAACTGGTAGAAGCTTACAGGGATGCTGTCCTTTTTAAGCTGTATCCCTTCAGCCCACTTTCCCACCAGTTTATTGTTTTTCAAGTTTGCCAAATCCCAGTTGGATACTACGCCGTTAGTTGTATTGGCCAGTATATCCTTGTGTAGCTGTTTTAATATTTCGTCTATCCTCGACTTCATAGCCTTGTTCAACTTGTAGAAAGACCCCTGATAGACTGTTTCCGGATATCTCATCTCTATAGCCAGTATTCTTCTTGCCAAATCCCTTGATGCCTCGTTTAGTATTGCTTCTAATCTGCGGTTATATTTGATGATTTCCCTTACATGTCTTTTTTCAAAATAATCTTCAATCTCCACCTAATGTACCTTTTTCCAATAGATTTTTGTTTTCGCTGTCTGCCACCATCATTACTGCAGGGCAAACCCCTTTATCCATAGCAGCCTGAACTAAAAAGCCTATATCCTTTTTGAGACATTTTCCGCCTGCCCCCCTGTAGCCGTCAAAGAGAGGATCAAGGTGCATCGGTTTAATGTAGCGGTCATAACCAAAAACCTCAAATAATTTATAATAATTTGCATCGTATTTTTTGCATATATCATAGAGTTCATTACCATAGACAACCTTTACCGTGTAGAGGGTGTTCAAGGCAACTTTTAAAAGTTCAGCTTCAACAGGTTTTAACATAAAATACCTGCTTTTTTTGGCAAACTGTTTGAACAGGTCTTTGAGCAGTTTAAATGATTTTTTGTTTTTAGTTCCGATAACAACTTTGTCAGGATTTTCTGCATCTTCTCTTGCTGTCCGTTCCCTTAGAAACTCAGGCATGAATATAATCTCTCTGTCATATTCTATAGCAAAATTATCTGTCATCCCTGGAATAACTGTTGAACGTATCACGATAAGTCCTTTGCGGTTTTTTCTGGCTGTGTAATCTAAAGCCTCTTTTAATTCCCCAAACTGCATATCTTCTTTAGTCGGTACGGAAATAAAAACAATCTCACATTCTGATATGTCATCATAGAAGTTTTTAGCAGGGTCATAACGTTTGATACTATGTCCCAAACCTTCCAAAATATCTGCAAGACTACCTCCGACAACACCGCAACCCACTATCCCCAGTTCCAACTCTTTATGTTTCTTATACATCAAATGATTCTCCTAAACTGTTTATTTCTGATTTTTCAGCTTGTAGCCTTTTTATGTCTTCTTCTGCATCACCGACAAATGGATTCTGTCTTACCGCTTCCTCCTGGCTCATAATTGAATCACCGCCCCTTGCAAGTGATAAAGCCCTTACCTTTTCTGTTATGTCATCAGGCAATATACTGCCGATGCCGAAATTGACAGATACATCCAGTTCCGCAAAGTTTTTCTTTTGCTGTACATCGTGTATTGCAAGCATTGCTTTTAATAAGCTGATTCTTCTGGCTATAGCTTCGCCGAATATTTCCTCTTTGTCTTTTGCTTTTAAAATGGAGTCCAGGAATAAAAACTTTAAAGCTTCTCCTGATGTTTTGGTAAGTCCTTTGACGTTGCTGAATGATAAATCAGGTGTAGCGGTCATTGAATAGATTATATCTTTGAGGATGTCGTATTCCTGTTTGACTGATTCCGGAGCTTGATCCCATGTCAGATAGTCTGCATCGCCATAGTCTCTTTTTCCTGTTGCCGGATCTACTTCCCCTTTAAACCTTAACAGTTTTCCAACTTCTTCTTTGTCAGGTGCGTTTTGAACAACACCTTTTATCTTCAGCATAGGAGATCCGAAATAGTCATTGGTATCTGCAAATTTGGATATCAACATTTCAGCCCTGTCTATTTCTGTCTGTACGTCAGCCCATTCTGGCTTTTCCTGCTCATAGTAAATTACCGGTATCTTACCGAATAAATTTTGTTCTTGTTTTATTTCCCATGAGCCTTTTTTAACTCCGTAGATTATCTTATCTGCTGTATAAATATCAATATGCTCATAGGTTTTTTCATCAATATCTTCCAGTTCATACCTTCTGGTAAATGCGTCCATGTCTCCATTTTCGTTAAAGTGGGCATAGATGTCGTCTCCGTTTTTCTTTGACAGTAGAGATACTTTAAGATGTTTATTATTTTCTGCATCAAAGACCGTGTACCACAGTTCAGCTACTTTGGTTTCTACAAAAAGCCGTCTTGCCAGCTTCTTATCGAAAAACCTCATTTTGTTCTTTTGCCATGTGTTAACCAGTAAATCAAAAGCATTCTGGAATGATCCCTCTTTGTTGTTCAGCACCAGCTTAACAGGTTCACCGAATAAAAAAGCCACCGCCATATTGACAATCTTTTTCTGAAACTGTATAACCAGCTTGGACTGTTCAATTCTTTTTGTTGCCGTACCTTTGCCGATTACCTTAACCGGTCTCTGTAGTATTACATGGTCTCCGGTAAATTCTTTTTCAGCAGTCTCAACATCTCTTTCAGCCTTATCTTTGCATAATATGTCAGTCAGCTTGTTGAAGTCATCGCCGTATTTGTCCAATATCTCTTCTATCTTCATAACATCTATCCCCTTCCGTACATAAACCGTAAATAAAAAAGAGCCAGCAACAGAAGCTATAAAAACTTCTAATTTACTGGCTCTCTAGGAGCTCGTCAATATTTAATTTTAATTTATACTAAAGCCTTACAAATCCATAGGATGATAGCACTTACTACAATGCTCAATTCCTAAAGTATCTATAAAAAATTCATTATTTCCACAAACTGGGCAAACCTGTTTAACACCATGCTTTATTCTGTAAGCTTCAAGCTTTTCTTCATCCTCTATTTGGTCAAAAGATATACCATTTTTTGGATAATCTGTTAACTTCATTAATCTTACCTTCCGTTAATTTTCTTAATTATAGCACTCAACTATTGTTTTGACAATAATTTAAAATATCCCCAGTTCAGCAGCTGTATAATCTTCTTCAGCTTCCAAATCTTCAAATATTCTGTCATTTAATGCGTATCTGACTTGGTCAATAAAATGGTTATTCTTGTCTAAAGGCTCGTTAATCGGATCTCCGTATTTATCCTTTTTCCACTGGTAAAGCTGAAATTCATTGATAGCATTCTGGCATTTACGGTCAATTATAATCTCAAACTGCTTTAGATACTGTATACCAAAGTTAACACTTCCCGGCCCCTTCTTGGCTGCAATAGCTTCTATGCCGTATCCCCTTAATTCTGCAATCGATTTAGGCTCATTGTCGCACCTGATTATATCCTTTCTTATTTCAGGTTTGAGTATTGAAGCTATGACATTATTGGTCAATCCTTTTTCATAGATTAATTCATTTAAGATAAACAACTGCTTACCCTTTATGGCCTGTCTACCTGCTGCAGTCGGATCGTTGCTGTAACCAAAGTCAAGGCCGTGATAGAAAGTTCCAAACTGTTTTTTGATTCGTGATAAGTCTTCCACCTTCCAGTTAGTAAAGACTAAATCACCCAGTACGCCCCAGTTTCCTTTGGTGTAGACCGCATAATAATAAGGGTCTTTTTCGCCTTCCAGCTCGTCTCGGTCTTCCTGCTCTAAGAATGAATTGTCAATATGGGTAGTCTTTAAGATTAACAGTCTTTCATCTCTATATTTGTTTTTGTCTTCACTCCATTTATCCTTAAAGTATTCTGCATATATCCAGTGGTTTCTCATGATTGGATTAAATGTCAGGGTAATTCGTTTAGGCACTCCAGCCCAGCCCCTTAACCGCTTCTGCAGCTGCTTAATGTCTTCCCTTTTAGTCTCGGTGGCTTCTTCAACTAATATGTCGGTTATAACTCCCTTTTCTGGTACAATTGATTTAAGCTTTTCTGAGTCGTCTAACCCTCTTAACAATGCCTGATAGCCGTTAATACAGGTTATTGTCATATCGGTCTTATTCCAGCTGAATAGCTTTTCCAGATTCCAGGATGAGATTACTTTTAGAAGTTCGTTGAATGCTGATGTCCTCAGAGTCTTGCCTGTGTTTCTGATGATTAGGTAATTCCTGCCGCCCTTCATGAGGTCGATTATGCACCGCTGAGCTAAAAAAACAGATTTCCCTGAAGATGAACCGCCGAAATATATCTGCGTTCTTGTAGTGTCTTGCAGGTATGGAATGTAGCAGGCATTGAATATATTAGGATCGGTTATGTCAATTGTTATCATCTTCGCCCTTTTCGCCCTTTGGTAGATTGACTGTTATTTCAAGGTCTCCACTAACATCTATTTGTTTCTTTTCTGTCGGGTATTTGTTTTTCAGCTTTAATAGCATATCAAGATATTTGTGCCTTGTCGGGTAGTCTTCAACGTCAACATATTCAACATTCTTTGAATTAGCGTCCGGTAATTCCGGAGAGTTCTCCTGTGCCGCTTTTGGCTTTATAGGA